CCATTTGCCACGGGAAGTTTTGTATTGGGACAGTTTATTGCTTACGGTTTGGTAGTTGAGTGAACGAGAGGCACAGAAACCCTTAAGGTCGCCAGAAGTAATTTCGGGACCGTAGAGTTCTTTGATTGCTTCAATCAGTTGGGCGTCATTCACGGCAGTTTTGCGGGGCATGATGTAGTTAGGTCGTTTTGTTTAACTGAAGTAATTATACAAGAAAAAAGGGGGTCGTGGGACCCCCTGTGTGCCGGTTTGGAAAGTGGTCTCAACCAAGTTCTCCAAGTGCCTTTGCCTTACGAACTTTTTTAGGTCTTAATGGACCACCGTGCCCTGTTTCTCCACCAGCAGCATCTCTTGCAGCATCTCTTTCTGGTTTCTTTTCTGGTGTATGAATTCCTGCTCTACGAGTGGGTGAAAGTACGTTTCTTTTTTCATTTCTTTCACGCTTCTTACGAGCATCAAGAAATTGTTTCATATCCATACCCTCAACAACCATCATAAACTCTTGAAATGTTTTCATCTTTGCAGACTTTTTAGTTATTTATCAATTTGATTACGCAGTTTATTCAAATAGTCTTCACTTGCAATATGTCCAGTATATCCGGGATAATACTTTTCAACAAGTGCAGGAATACCCATAGCGGTAATGCTACTGGTGCATCTAATCCAGATTTCTTTAGTATCGTATTTTACGACGTGTTCAAATGGAAATTTAGTTTTCATAATAGTTCAAGCAACCAATTCAATAAACTCACCCAGAACCTTCTTATTCATTTTCTTACTCTTCAAACTCTTCACAAATGCGGATTTGATTTGAGATTTAGAGGCATCATCAGAAACCTGAAACTCAGTTTCCTGTGAGAGAGCACTTGCGGAAAGACCGAAGTAAGTATGATATCCAGAGGTTTTGATAGAAAAAGACTTTTCCTTTTTCCAAGAATTAGTTGCTTTATCATAATCTGGACCATAATATCCACAATGCTGACGAATAAAGTATCCGGCATCACGACTCGCAATTACACGAATGCCGATAAAGTTAATATCAACAAACCTATCACGAAGATTTTTCAAAATAATATCAGTAACTTGATGATGCGCAACATCCAGAGAATAAGTATTTCCAGTCTTACGATCACGCAGAAATGCATTAGGTCCAATGTGAGCAGTTCCAAGATAAGGTTGTGCTTCCCAACCACGCTTCACCTCACGATGATACTTAATTCCTGCACCTTCACCATCAGTCAGAACCACGCACTGAACTTTTTGTAGTTTATTCTCTTTCTGAAATTTAGGAAGAATTTCATGAAGAGAAATAAGTGCCTCATTCAAAGGAGTTCCTGAAAGATTAAGTCCCGTAGGAATCTGATAACGGCAATGATAACCACTACCGAAAGCACAAGCAAGACGGTAAATATTCTTCATCTGTTCTTCTAGAGTTTTAGCATTCACCTTATTGCTCAGAAGATGCATCATAGAAAACCATTCACCAACTTGAATGTTTCCATCTTTTGGAGTATATGCAAGTTGACGCAAATTTGCTTTACCCTCTTCATCATATGAAACCAAAGGATAGTCATTAGTAAAGGCATAAACCTCAAAGGGAATCGCAACTTTCTTGCAGAACCAAACAAGGTTATAAAGTTGCTTTACAGTATCCAACATCACATTTGCCATAGAACCAGACCAGTCCAGAACAAACACCAAACCGTGATTCTTACCATCGGCAAGAGTTGTAACTTTCTTGAAGAGGTCTTCATTAAACTTGTAGGTATGAAGTTTAGTACAGTCAAGAACACCGGTTTTGGAAGTAGTTGCGCGAGCATAAGAATCTGCTGCTTTACGGCATTCAAACTCCTTTACCAAATAATTAACTTCCTTCTGTGCAGAACGCTTGAATTCTACAAAGGACTTATCAATTTCACCAAAAATTTCATTGTGAGTGTATCCACTTACGGCAAGGGAAGAATCCCACTGTTCCTTACACTTAGAATGAACTTCGGAATTAGAAACGATAATTTTTTTCAGATCAAGTTTAGGAAGTTCAAGATAAACATTCTCATAACCATCGTTTTTAACGAGTTTCTTGAGTGCTTCATCAAGAGAATCCATCGTCTTTACTTCAGGATCAGATTTCTCACCACCCTCATTAGAAGTTTGTTGTTGAGGTTGTTGCTGCTGATGTCCTTGCTCAGGAGGACCTTGATCGGATGCAGAACTATCATCACCATCAGACTCAGGTTGGTCATTTTCACCTTCTACTTGATTATCGAGATCATCCGAACCAGAATCTCCAGAACCACTGGTTTGATTTTCATGAGAATCCAGATTGATTTTAGTTTCTTCTTCTTGCTTTTGTTTGCAATACTTATAAAGTTCTTCCGCAGCAATCAGAGTATCTGCAAAAGTTTCAGTCGCACCAATCAAATTAATAATTTCTTGCTCCTCTTTATTGAACTCCAAAGACGTAAAATTGCCAATCTTAAAGTAAAGATTTGCACGGTCGGCAAGATTGTAGGTTTCCAAATTATCATCAGCAATCTGGAAGAAATCATCATCGGCAAGTTCTTTATATCCGGCATAGAAAGTCTTGGCAAGACCAGCATACCGACGCTTCATTAGTTTCTCAATACGGGCATCCTCAACCACATTCACAAACTGTGGAGGAATACTATGATCCTCCAACCAATCCTCATCAGGAGTATAGAGAGCGTGACCAACTTCGTGACCTACCAGAAGGTCATAGACGGTATTACTAGCTCGTTCCCACATCGGCAGGGTGAGCACACGGGTATGAACATTAAAGCAGGCAGTCTCTACTTTCTTGTGCTCAACTACAAGGTCTTCGGTCGCAAGCAGTCGGGCAAGGTGGGACTTGATTTCGTGGTTGACGGTCATAGATTTGATTTCTTATGAACCTATTATACAAAAAAAGAGGGTGGTGAGACCCTCTTGTGTGCCAGTTTGGAAAGTGGTTCTCAACCTTGATTACGACGCTTTATCAAATCACTTTTCAGTTTTGCTTGGTCTTGACCGTGCATGGTGCCTTTTTTCGTAGTTCTATAGGTTCTATTCTTTTCAATTCTTGGTTTTGCATATCCTTGGCGTTTGCCTGTTCTTTTATCTGTGCGTCCCCAATGTTCCGAATCAGCGTGTGCATCAGCGTGTTCTCCCGCCTTTTCTCCGTGCTTCTTTACGATTGCTTTTCTAATTCTATCACCTTGAGCGTGAACTTTAGAACCATATTGATAATCAGCTTCTGGATCTTGTGTTGCTGCGAATGCCTTCATTTTAGTTTTGAGGCTGATTTCATCAAGTTGCTCAAGTTCTTCAACAATACTCTCTCTCCACTCCTCACTCATATTTGCCATAATAGCAAGTGCCGATTCATTTGTATCGGCATATCCTTCGGCAACTAGGTGCTCAAGGATGATGTCGAAGAGATCAAAATCTTCACTCATTCTACGTTTAGCAGCATTTCCACTTCCTCTATCAGTTTCAGCACCAAGTCCTCTGCGACCACCTCTTCTTGGAGAATGTGGATAACCTGCAGCAGTTCTATCACTTGGACTTGGGTTTTCTCCACCTCTACCCGTTTGTCTAGCAGAATACTTTGTGTTAAGAGCATCAGCAGCCATTCCCTTTGCTCTTGGTTGAGTTCTTTTTACTCTTCTTTGGGCTCGGTCCATTCTGGAAACATTATCATCACCTTCTGGATCTGGCGATGGTTTTCCTGTACCACCATAGACACTCATAGGTCCAGAAGCTGGACGACCTCTTGGATCTCTACGTGTTTCATCAATTTGTTCTACTTCTTCTTGATGAGTATGAACTTGGTTATAAGCTTCCCAAAGACCTAAAATTTCTTTGTCTCTCATTTTCTACAAATACTTTTTTAGTTATTTATAAAAAAAAGAGGGTGGTAAGACCCTCTTGTGTTCCAGTTTAAATCTTAATTAGTATTAAACTCCAGGAAGACCAGGAGTAACTACAGGTCCTTGACCTTTTTTCAATCTTCCCATAGAGCTTGAAGCAGCATCTTGCAGTTTGTTGATGGCATCAGAATCTCCATGATACCCTTGTCTCTGATCACCAACCACTTTAGCAGCTCTTGCACCTATAGCAGACTGTTCAACAATACTCTGTCTCCACTCTTCACTCATGTTTGCCATGATTACGGTTGCTGCCTCTTCAGTATCAGCATATCCTTCGGCAATTAGGTGCTCTAAAATTACATCAAAAGCATCATACTCCATTTCCATATTCAGTCTTGCACTAGCACCTTTATGGGGATAATCTGGTTGCCCTGGAGCAGTTTTTTTTGCAATTGCTTTCTGCGTTCTGCGTAATTTTTTTCTACCTTCTGGATCTTCTTTACCAGATGATTCAATTTCATCAACTTTTTTAAACCTTTCTTTACGAGCCGAACGTAAAGTATCAAGCGAAAGTTCATCAAGTTGCTCTACTTCTTCTTGATGAGAATGAACTTGCAAATAAGCATCATGAAGACCTAAAATTTCTTTGTCTCTCATTTTTTACAAATACTTTTTTAGTTATTTATAAAAAAGAAGCGTCCCCGTGCTGGAGACGCTTCTTGAGTGCTTGGCGACGTGCCTTTGCTTGTCGGAGTGCTTGCGGTTTCAATTTCCGCTTTTGCTCCTTTTTACTGTGATGATAGCGATTGGGAACTTGCATTGCTCTGCCTGTTTATGATTCTACTTTATATGAAAATCCACTCCTCTTATCGAAGCGTATGACAGTTTCAAATTTGTCCTCAAGTCCGGTCTTATGGGAAATTACGAAAATATTAGCATCCTTAATCACATACCGAATAATCTTAAGGAATTCATCAGTGCCGAAACCATCAAGGGAACTATCAAATACCTCATCCATAATCAGCAGGTTAGTATTTACGGAGTTCTTAAGTCTTGCAACTTCTCTCCAAGTAAAGAGAAGAGATAGGTCAACTCTCATTTTTTCACCTTCCGAGAAAGATGAGTATGAGAAGTTTTCGTGAATAGGAGACTTAATACTTTCATTAAATTCTTCATCAAGATGGAAATTAATATAAAAATCCATCATCTGCAAATAACGATTCACCTGCTGATTTATGAACGGAAGATACTTCTTAATGATCTTCGTTTTTACGCCATCATCCTTGAGTAAGGAATAGGCAAAATCGTAATGTACGATTTCTTCTTTTTTCTTTGAAAGGTCTTCAAATGTTTTTTGGAGATTTTCTCTGAATTCTTCTAACTTCTCATGTTCAGTATTTCTGTTTTTAAGCTGTTCGGCAATAGTTTGAACTTCAGATTCAAGGTCTCGGATTTGCCTCTGATTGAGTGATATCCGAGTATTGTTTTGAGAAATCTCATGATTGAGTTTCGTAATCTCCTTTGATAGAACTACAAATTGACGCTCTCGTTCTTGTTCTAATTTTATAGTCTCCTCAAGTTCCTGAAAACCTTTCTGGAGTTCCTTTGCTTTAGTTTGAGCATCAGCAATTCTATCTAGGCGAAATCTCTCATCAATATCTTGAGTACAAGTGGGGCATACCGTATTCTCAGTAAAAAACTTATGCTCTTTAGTAATCACTGATACTTTTTGAGAGATTTTACCTTTAAGATTGTTAAGCTTTACTAACTTATCATCTGCACCGATTACTTCTTCTTGCTCTTTGGTATAAGTAAAAATTTGCTCCTCAGTTTTGGCATTTTCAGTCATATAAATGCCAACTTCAGCGTCCAGGTTGGCAATCTTTTCCCTGTTGGCATTTATATTGGCATTACCACGATTCTCAAGTTCTTCAATAAAATTTTTCTGCATTTTCATCTTTTCCTTAAGATTTTCCTTCTTAAGTTCAAGAGATTTTATTTGATCCCTATGGACTCTAATTTTATCCTTGACCAAAGCATTCATTGCAGAAAAAATACGAATATCCAAAAGATCTTCGATTACTTCACGACGATGAGCAGTAGTAAGTTGCATAAAAGGAACAAAAGTACTGCTACCCAAAATTACAATCTGAGTAAAAGATTTATAATTTACTTTAAGTATATTTTCTTCCAGAATTCTTTGATTTGCCCTGTCATCCGCTTCCTTATGAAGCGGAGTTCCATTTACCTCAATATCAAAAATATTTGGTCTAATTCCACGGCGAACAAGATATTCTCTGTTGTTAATAGAAAACTCAATCTCTACAAGACAATCCTTTTCATTTACACTATTAACAAGTTGAGGTTTATTAATTTTACGAAACGGTTTATTAAAAAGAACAAACGTAAGAGCATCTAAGACTGTAGATTTTCCTGCCCCATTTGTTCCTATGATTAAATTTGTATGTTGCTTTTCAAAATCAATCTCAGTCCAAGAATTTCCAGTTGAAAGAAAATTTTTCCATTTAATCTTGTGAAATACTAACATTTTTCGGGGGAATTACAATATCGTCAGGAGTGACCACAGCATACTTGTAATTATACATCTTACAAGTTTTTATGGCAAGTTCATCATCTACTTCAACAACTTCCATTTCTTTTTCATATTCTTCATCTTCCTCTAACATTATTGCGTACCTGGTCGCATCATCCTCATCTTCAAACAAAAGCAGCACCTTTTCACCATACTTATCACTTAAAGCATATGCTCCATCATCTTTCCTATCTTTAAGTGTGAGAAGAAACATTATTCTACTTCGCAAGCTTGCTGATAAAGATCTTGAAAAATTGCCTTTATAATATTTTTATCGAAGTTAAATTCAGATTCAGACTCATCAATATAGCGATTTAAAATTGATAAAGTATTTTCATCTTCACTAATTTCAAATTCCTCATTTTCTTGAATTTCAAAATTTTCAATAATTTTTAATTCTTGAATTCCAGCAGTATAAAGTTTATCAATGAATTTTTCAAAATCTTTTGGTTTAGATTTTTTACGAACAATCACTTTAACAATCTTATTTTCATACTCACTAGCATCAAATAATTGATAAGGTGTATCCTCATAATAAATGTTATAGAATAATTTATAAGGATTATTAATTGGAGTATGAGTAAGGGTTTCCGTATCAAAGATATGAAATCCTCGTGTATCATTCACATCCGTCCAGTACATTTCATAAGGATTACCAAGATAGAAGATACGTCCATTATCAGAACGAGTGTGGTAATGACCAGAAAATACCTTTTTGAACTTTGCAAAAATATTCGCTTCCAGTCCATGCTCCTCCATAATTAGATTGCGATTTACACGAAAACCCTGTAGTTCAAGGTGCCCCATCGCAACCTTTGCTTTAGTCTTCTGGATTTGATTGAGAGTTTCATCATAGTTCTCACTACAAATCCAGGGAACCATCAAGATGTTCAATCCACCAACTTGAATGGTTTGCGGAGAACTATAAGTTTTAATATTTGGATAGGTTTGAAGAAGCAGACTAGGGGAGTTAACACTATTGGTATTCTTATAGTAGCAATCATGATTACCAATAATCATATGAACATCATAGTCTCGCAGTGGTTCAAATACAACTCTCTTTGACCATTCCAGACTTTGATAATCAATCGACTTACGACTATCAAAAGCATCACCCATATGAATGACTGCCTCTACCTCATGTTCTTTTAGAGCAGGGAAAAATACGTTTTTATAGAAGAGTTCAAAGTGATCGTGGAGATACTTAGATCCCTTGCGAGCACCATAATGGGTATCAGTTAAAATTGCAACCTTCATCGGTTATTGCGATAAGAAATATTGTCCTTGATCGTATTATAGTCTGAACTGCTGCCAGAAAGCAAGCTATCATCAATCATCATTACCTCATCATACCCAGTCCTTTCAATAATCTTGGTCTTAATATCTAACTGCTTTTTCTCTTTTTGAATTCTTCTCAAAAAAGCATAATGAATGATTTGAGTAAAATATGCAAATGGATTGCTTGTTTTATTGGGATCAAAATTATGAATATACTGAACACAATTTTCAATTCCGTCAGAAATCATATCTTCACGGAACATATAGTTCACAAAGTTTGGTTTATATGAAAGATGAGTGGCAATCTTTAAGAAGCATTCGCCAAGATAATTTGGAATTTTTGGTTTTCCTTCCCAATATCCAGACTTAGGTGGATACTTATCGTATTTTTGAAAGAAAAGTTCTTGTGCTTTTAAAAGTTTTGAACGATATACTATTAGAGACTCTAATAGTTCTTTATTGTTTACATAGTGTTCTGATTTTTTCTTGGACATAATTCCATCTTTATCTTTATTATAATTAATACTTATTATAACATTAATATAAGGACTTGACAAGTATCAAAATAATGAGTAAAATACCTTTGTTAGGGTTGAAGATGAGATTTAGCTTTCTTTAAGATCATTGAATATCTTTTCTAAATTTTTTCTAGATTCCTCTACCGAAGATACGTATCCCATCTCTTTAGAAACTCCTACCTTACCTCCATTGGGGTTGTAAACTTCAATACTATCTTCTCCCTCAGAAGCGTCACTTATAAAATTATTGTAAATATTAATTAATTTCTCTTCTTTACTTTCTGTCATTGTTATGACACTTGAAAGATTAATAATAAAAAAGTCATCATCAGATAATTCAATCCAGGATTTAACCTTTACATAAACCCCTCTACTGTTATTAAAAGATTTCATAACTACTGGATTTTGAAGAATAATGATTACTTCACCATTTTCATCTTCATCCGTAGATACTAGTGAAAATATTTCTTCACCAGAAACTAATTTTAAAACACAATAAAATTCTTCTCCCATATTAGTTCTTAAATGGTATGTTTACAATATCGTAATTGAAGTTTTCTTCATTGTAAATTTTAATTCTTTCAATAAGATGATTTAAAGTATAATTTTTTCTTGACTTGTAACTAATATCATCGGCAATGTCATATAGAGTTGCTTTCACTTTATTTTCTCCTTTTCTTAGAACTCTTCCGATTGATTGAAGATTTCTAATTCTTGATTTACTGGGAGAAGAAAATATAACGTTATGTAGATTTCTAATATTAACACCAGTAGAGAAAGTACCATAAGAGGCAACGATGATTGCATTATTTTCTTTTTCAGTAATTTCTCTGACTTTTTCTCGATCTTGAGTATCTATACCACCATGAACAAAAAATACATGCCTATTATCAGTTTTGCTATTATTTATGAGTTCGTAAAGTGGTTGCCCATGCCCTTCTACCCTACTAAAAAGAATAAGAGTATTTCCTTTTAAATCTAATGCTAGATTTTTTATAAAGTTATTTCTTTTTTGATGATTGATAATATATTGAACTTCATCTTCAAAGGTTTCAAATTTATTTGGAGAATGCTTGAGCAACAAAACTTTAATATCTAATTTGGCAAGATGACCTTTTTGCATAAGTTCATCAGTTTTAATAATCTTATATGATGGACCAAATAAACCTTCTAAAACCCACTTATGAGTTTGGGATCCATCCAGTGTTCCCGTGAATCCAAAACGGTATTTTGCATCACAAAGTTTAGTCATTATAGATATTAGTGACTTGGATTTAAACTGGTGTGCTTCATCTCCAACAACAACATTAAATCTGGAAAAATACTGCTTCGGAAGTTTGTAGATAGACTGCCAAGTGGTGATTATGACTTGGGAATCAGTTTCTCTCTCCTTTCCCGCATAGATTTTGTGACAGTATGAGCCAACATCCCATCCATAATCTGCAAAATCTTTATACATTTGTTCTACAAGGGAAGTCGTTGGGACAACTACGAGAATATTTTGTTGTTTCTCAACGTAATATCTCACAAGAGAATATATCATTAGTGACTTTCCAGAAGCAGTTGGAGATATCAATAACTTGCGATTATGTCTTAAAGCGTCGTATACTCCCTCAATTTGATAATCACGCGGGGAGTGTCTACTGATTGCCGTCATGTAATCTTTTACACCTTCCTTTGAGACTCTTTCATTTATCTCAAAAGGAAGACCATAAAATTTATTATCTCTAAATTCGTAAGTATATTCGTGATTTTCACAAAATCTGATAATTCGATCTAAAAGACCAATATAAATTTCGCCCGTTTGTGTAGAGAAAAGGCGAATTTTTCCATCCCAATACTTGTTACGATATGCCGGAGCAAACTTTGCATTCGGAACATCAAATGTAAATTGGTCTGCTAACTCATAATATACGTGTGGTTCTGCTTGAATGTGGAGATATACCTCATTCTTTTTTGATATAACCAAATGAGACATTCATAAAATATCAGTTACAAATATTTATTGACAATAAAAAGGAGGCAGAATTTGCCTCCAATAAACTTATAATTTAGTATATCAATCAAACAAAATGGTATTAAACCAGGTTTGACTCATACCTCTGATGATTTCATCTGCTGATTGTTGGTCGTCTGCATATCCTTCAGCAATTAAATGCTCAACGACTTTTTCATATGTTTGATAGGACTCTTGTATTTCTCTTGGTGTCGGTTTCATTTCAGTAAAGAAGTTTATTTTTATTTAGTTAAATCCTGCTTGAAATCTGTGCCATTCAATTGCATTTTTAATTTGGTATGTTCGATTGGAAATTGTTTTAATAATTTCCTCAAGAAACTTGAGCATGACGTCATAGTATCTTATTTTAAGATCTATTTTATTCAATCTTTCATCAGCATCCATATGCCTCTGTAACGCCTCTTTATCTCTTATTTTATATGGGAAAGGTTCTTCAACATAAACCTCTACTGGTGCCTTTCCTGTGTAATAGTTATAACGTTCTAATCTTACTCTATTATAAGTTTCTCTAGCCTTTTCCCTGAGTAATGTAATTGTATTGTACAGGGTGTAGTATTTTGCGTGTAATTGTGGAATTTTTAAAGATTCATCATGTAAATTATCAGGATCCATAACAGAGTCTTTCTGCCACATCTCCTGAATTTGTTCAATATTCATAAAGGTTGACCATTTGTTCCAAGTATATTATAGACAGTATACTTGAAAGTCGCCTCTGCTGTAAAGTAATTATAATCAGTATCAGTTGATTCAAATTCCATTGCACTCAGTGA